TGCCAAGGCAGCGTAGCCAAAAACGATGATGAACGATGCGTCTTTTCCACGCGATTTGTCAGGCGTGATAAATTCCCTGATTCGATTCCATAGAAACTTAGTCAATGGTCGAGCTTGCTTATCTCTTATTGTTGGTGCTGTATTCATTTTCTGTATAGTAGTTTTTCGATTTGTGATTGCGCCTTGCTGTCATCATCCCGCCCGATGTAAGCGGTTCGCTTGCCGTGCTTTACCGCCGTATGTGTTGGCGATTTGATGTCTGAAATCAGTTGCTTCCAATTCAGCAATGCGACTTTGATATAGGATAAATCCGCTGTTGGTAATTTGTCGTGGATGAAGTGGTCAGTCCATAAATCCATGTCAACCGATGCGGTTTGCGGGAATTGCCAAAAATGACTTCCAGCGTGTAACTTGTAACCCTGGCAGATGTGACCAAGCGCAATCATCGTTGCTGCTTGTGGCGTTGATGCTGTGAAAACAGTGTCGGCAAGTTCGCACTTTGGCAAGTAGTCACCGCGCCCCTGTGCCTGTCTCGAAAGGTTGTGCATTGCGTCAAATGCGACTTTGATTTTGGCTACGGTATGGGATGCGTTAGCTTTTAGCCATTGGTCATCGTGCCATGCTTTAATCACCATGTCAGCGGTATTGCCCGTAGGTGACGCGCCGAAAAACTGCCAAGTTACTAGCTTTCCTTTTATGCCATCGCCGACAAATGAACTCATTGGCGCAGTCTTTAGCAATGGCACATCTATAGCGATGATTGCCGCTGCTAGCTGCGGGTTGCTTGTCTCGCTTTTGATATGCGATACCGCATCACCCGTTTTACCAGTGAAGTTTTTCATTTCGTGAAAGTGTTAGCTGATTAAGCCGATACGATTGTTGGCGAATACTTGGCGGTCAGATCGACTTTTTGATAATCCTCAGAAGTATTGCTGCGGTTGATTGTTTGGATGATTGTCATGCCAGCGGTGATTGAGCCGATAAGATGATCTGTTGGCACGGTGATAAGCGTAAGACTTAAAGCCAATGTCCCCGCGAATGGCGATGAACTAGGCAAAAATCCACTGAGAGAGATTTCGCATTTCTCGTTATAATGAGATTCGCCAGTATCGTCTCCAGAGATGTTTTTGACCATCTTTACTTCGTCGCTATAAGCCCACGTTTGCGTATCAAGCAAAAAGCCTGTTTGCTGTGCTGCGATTCCGAAAACTCCATTTGTTACACCTAAAAGCGTCGCCATGATACTTTTGGTATTGTGTCAAAAACTAGGCTGTCTGGAATATGACCTCGCAATCGAATTTGCACTCTAGCGCGTTGTCCGTCCAATCTGGCACGCCGCCGTTATGCGCGAAGTAATCGACCTGCAAGTTGGCGATGTTGTTGTTGATGGATCCCGCGAATTCGTCATTTAGAACGCTCTCGATGTCGTTTGTCACGGCGTTGATTTCCGAGACTGTCAACGTGTCTCCGCTATGCGCTCGTAGCGTAATTTCGATGTTAGCAGAATATGAACGCATCGCCTTTGACATACGCTCGCACGATGCCACCTTGACCGAGATGTTAGGCAAATCAATCTCTGAAAACTTCTCCGCATCGTAACTAGTGACGGCGGTAATTTCCGTGTTTAGGACTGTGATAATCCGCTCTTTTAGTGTTTGAATGTTCATTTTAGTTTTTTCAATCTTGCTCTAATCATTGTAATGCTGCGTTTGTAGCCATCGCTTAAAGCCGTGGAAACATCGCCCCTGTTGCTATTGTTTTTGCTATATGCGTAATTCACATTATTCGTTAGGTAAACAGTTGATGACAATCTGCCGTTGTTTCTGAAAATTGACGAGCCAAAAGATGATTTAGCATGTCGCCTGACCCAATTAGGAACGCCTTTGATTTTTCTTGTTAGCCCTCGCGCTGTCTTGAGTAGTGGCGATGATATGGATTCACCCGCTGCAATCCATCCAGCTTTTGCCTTGCCTGCCAGCTTTGATTTTATTTTTGCTAAATGCTTTATTTCCCAGCCGTAAAACGGTTCTCTTTTAATGTTATACTCTGCTGATGCCTGAACGGTAACAGCCCCGCGCCTGTTTCTTAATTTTTGATGAACCGTTGCTATATCGCCGCTTATTGGCTTCTCCATTGCATAATTCGCCGCTTTATGAACCTGTATTTCAATTGATGTCATAAACTTTTCACCAACTGCTTGACTCAATCCCCACGGCTGAACCTTTCGCGCAAGCTCCTTTGCGCACGATTGCCCCACGATGGCAACAACTTCGCCGACTGCCACCCCTGCACGCTTGGCAAATTCTTTCATCTCCGCATCTAAAATGCGCCGTTGTTTCGGACTTATGGAGATCCTAATCATCGAGTCTCGCTAGGATCGCTCAGGGTGAAATGGATTGCCACCGTGCCGGCATCCACGCCGATAACGCGATACGCTACGCCGCCAACTGTGCAACGCTTGTTTAGGAGCGTTCTGGGCGATGTAACGTCTGCGGGTTGCGCTGTGACCGTGCCGTTTATTTGCGGCTCAATACCGATGTCAGCGTCGATGGTTTTCCCGGTCAGATTTGATACAACGGGAAACGTCTGCCCTTGGCAAATCATAACTTCCGTTCCCATCGTGGAATCCGATTCGTCGTTGTGTGCTAAAAGAAAGTCATCGACTAAGCTCATATTATATTGATTGTGTCAAAGTAGAAGCCTCGCACCGTTTCCGATGCGAGGCCAGCTATGAACACAATACAACAAAAATTACTTTGCTTTTTTCTTTGCCGTTTTTACTGGCAATGAATCATCTTTTTTCACTTCCTCTTTTACTTCTGCTGATTCCTCTTTTGGTTGATCGGCTTTGTTGTGTCCGAAAGTCATAGCTACGTTTAGAGAGTAACCAATAGCCTTTCTTCCTTTTGCAAATTCCGACGCTTCCTTGGCAGACGACACAAGTTTAATTGTGCCATCCGCGAAAGCTAAAAGAAGTTTTCCAGTTAGAAGCATTAAGGAGTAAGTTTGATGATTTTAAGAGCGGTAGTGTCGGCAACTGCTGCGCCAAACATTACATCATATGAGCACCATAGATCGCGAGTGGCGCGAGATACCCACATGTTCATTTGGACGGTAAGTCCAAGGTCAGGGATAACTACGTTTTCTTGAGAGATCATGTCGCTAGATGCTGGAGAGTTTTGAGGAACACCCGAAGCGCAAGCAATGGCTTGTGGAGAACATGCGAAACCTTTGATAGTTGCACCTGCGCCCGTCCAACGGTTGTTGTAACCGAAGAAGTCATAGCCATAAATGCCAGTGTTACGGCCACCAGTTGCAAGGTTGAACGCTTCCAAGTTGGAAGGAAGGAAGTTGGCGTAGATGCTGCCATCGACAACAAGGTTGCGAACGTCGCCATCTTTCAGAGCCGCCCAAAGCGTTCTGAGTTCAGCAGCGGTAACGAGAGCTGCGGTGTCAACGTCAACCACAGCCGCGCCGAAGTTGGTCGTTGTAACTGGAGCAAGCGCGATGTCCATAATCTTGTTAGCCAAGTTATGAAGGTTGATTTTCGCGATGTTCTCAATGCGGAAACCTTGATTGATTTCTGCGTTGGTCAAAGCGAACGAGTTGGAGTATTGATCCACGACAACGGTGCTTACTCCCAAAGTGCTGTTTCCAGACTCGAAGTTAGTCGCGTTGGTCTGAGTCGTGCCGCCAGCAGTAGCAAGAGGAACGAGAACAGTTTTACGTGGCGCGATGGTGTCAGCAGAAAAGTCTTTTGTGAAGACGTTCAGCGGAGCAAGGCGAGATTGGAGAACGGTGATCGCTGAATCGCGAAGCACGTCTACCACTAATGATGCGTCAAATGTATTAGCCATGTTAGTTAGTTAGTTGAAATTATTTGTTAAGTTTATCCCAATTTTTAAGCGTTGCCTCAAGGCGAGCTTGCGCAGTTGGTAATGCGTTGATTTGTTCACGTAGTGTTTTCGTTTCGAGAGGGTCTTGATTTGCATCAATGGGAGGCACTCCAGCAGATGCGAGAATTTCAGCGGCTTTTGCCGATGCTGAGTTTTGTGCTTCGATAAGTTTTTCGTTGAGAGTTTCAATCTCTGCAACTTTTGCGATTACCACATCTTTCTCAGATTGCAGTTGAGACTGTGCTTCTGTTAGTTGCGCGGTGATTGATTCGTTGCTTGCTTTAAGCTCTGACAATTCAGCGATGGCGGTTGCAAAATCATTTTGCACTTCCGTTAGTTGCGCGGAAATTTCGGTGATTTGGTTTTCTGCGCTGGCAACACTAGCTTCTAGCCCGATAACTTTTTCGGTAAGTGCTGCGTCTGGTCTGAATCGGTCTAAAATACTAGCCATATTCTTTGCTTTGGTGTCAAAAATTGAATCTGCGAATCCCATCTCGACTGCTTGCTTTGCCGTCATCCATGTTTCGCTCTTCATTAAATCGCGCATTTCTTTTTGCGTCTTTCCTGTTTTCATGGCATAAATTGCGGCGATTTCATCGCTGATTCCCTCTAGCAAATTTGCGGTTTGGCGCATCTTTTCTGCATCGCCAGCCATTGCGGTTGAGGCTTCGTGAATCATCATTCGCCCGTTTGCCGCGATCTCTATTTTATCCGCTGCCATTGCGATAACGCTTCCCATGCTTGCCGCTAAGGTGTTAATCCGAGCCGTGACAGAAACACCGCGATTGCGTAGCTCCTGCATGGAATTAAACAAGCGATATCCATCAAATACGCTGCCACCGCCAGTGTGAATTTCAACGGTCAAAGTGTCGATTGCGTTTTCTGCGCAAGCTACGATTTCACCAATAGCAAAAGAATCTTCTACGCCTTTCATGCCGTAGGTCTTGTCGATTTCCTCAATTACTTGGTCAATGCTGAATTTATCAACTTGATCGTTGAGTTTTACTTTTGCTGCTTTGTTTTGAATCTCTAAATAGTTCATGGTGTCTGAGTTGGTTCTGGTTGTGTCATGTCGTTAGCCGTGAGCATTTGCATTTCTCTAGGCTCAATCATAATTTCTGGGTTTGCTTTATTTGCTTCTAAAACCTTTGTTTTCATTTTCACAAGGTAGTTGATGCGTTGGTCTAAATGTTCATCCTCGCTCTTGCCTAAATAGCCGAGAACGTCTTGAGTATTCAAAAATCCTGCTTTCCATTGTTCGATGAGTTCTTTTGATACCCTGCCATCATCAATCGTTAGCTTTTTCGGGTAGGTGAATTTCCATTTCCACCAATCGCTTGCTGCTGGCAATTCTCCGAGCTTTATCAGCTTGGCGACTGCATAGCCCGTCATGCGATTTGCGGCGTATTCCAGCAAGTCTTGCCTATCCTCGACTGCTCGTTGAGCGCGTCCAAGGTCTGCCCGTTCTGCCGTGCCTTGACCTGTGGCAGTCCAGCACATTGATAGTGGCCAGTTGTCGCCGCTTAATGCTTTTCTGTAAATGCGATTTTGAAAAGACTCCCAAGATTCTCCAGGTCTGTCGTTTTTTAAGATTTCTAATTTTGCTCCGCTCTTTGCCGCAAAGTATCGCACTTGCCCCCCTCCTAGTGTTTCTGAAACGATGCCTTGCCCACCTTGGCAACTACCATTATCGCCGCTTATGATTGATGCGTTGTCATCTGGTGCTAGTCCTGTCTCGTTATGTTCAGACATGACGATTTGCGACAACATAAGCTGTGCGTGACGTTCCCATTCGTGAGATTGCAAAGCGTCCCTTAAGTCATTTAGCGCGTGGGTAAACGCTGGCAATCCGCGCCCTTGTTCCTGCCAAGATGGGTCGAAAGAATGGATGATGTTTTGCGCGTCAAAGTATTCAATCAAGTCATTGTTTTGATCGACGTAACAATACGCTACGGGCGCACCGTTGCGGTAAACGATTCCGTCAACCAAGCTGCGCCCTTTGAATTTTCCAGTTGTTAGTTTTCCATCTTCAAATCCGTTAGGAGTGGAAATGCGATGCGATGGAATTTGCTGAACTCGCGGGTAATCGTTTTCGGTTTTTGTTAGGAGGATAAACCCTTCGCCGTCCCTACTTATTGCAACGGAAAATGAATAAAGTAGCGTTTGGAAATTGTTTTGACCTCCCGCAACATCGCAAATCTTTTGCCATTCGTCGTTGATTTTTTCCTCTGCCAATAAAGCGAATTCACGGTCTTTGGATTTCGATTGTGCTTGCCATGAACGCCCAACGGCATACATGGATTTCTGTTCAATCGCACCTTTCAAAACGCCCTCATTCAAAATTAAACGGCGGGAAAATGACACTAAGGCTTTCCTGTCTCTCGATGGAACAAGTTCGCTTATATCCTTCATTTGCACGGGAATATAAGGACGGTCTTGAGTAAATACTATCGCCCCCTGTGCAGCTTTATACGGCTGCCCGTATTGGTTAAGTATCACTGGAACACCCCCTTCCCTACTGTGCTAGGGCGATTACTCGCTTTAATCGCGTTGATTGCGCGGTTTAAAACTACGATGCGGTCTGTCTCTGGCAGACTTACTAAAACTGTGTAGCTTATACCATTTTTGGCAGAAGAGGACAATGTATTGCCCCCACCTTTTGACAGCGTGCCATTTAATGCGGCAGTTCTTGCTTCGATGAGCGATTGCAGTATTGTAGGATCATCTAATGATGCGTCATACCATGCTTTGATTAAGTCAGCCACTCCCATGCTTGTGGCGGCATGTCAAAAAAGATAGTGATTACCTAGTGGCTAACCACACATCTGGCATTTTGCTACCTTTGCTAAGATTGCATTTAGCGCAAGAGATTACAAGGTTTGTAAGACAATGTTTGCCGCCTTTTGATAATGGCGTAACGTGATCGACGTGGCATTGATATGGATTGAAATTGTCCTTGCACCAATGGCAGTAAACAGATTGATGCGCTTTCCATTCTGCAATCCAATTTTGTATCTCTTTTAAATCTCCTATTGTCGCGGCATTTTTAATAGCCCTTCGGTTCTCATTTATTGATATTCTTATAGCTGTTCCCTTAGGTGTTTTAAGATAGTTTTTTAGGTATTCTTTGCGTTCTATGGTCTCTCTACGTTTTTGCGTTGCTATCTTGTAGGTTTCTGTATTTTTGTAATTGTTGGTGTATTTCTTTTTTGCCAACTTTGCCTTATCGGTGCGACTCCATAGCTTTCTCTTTAATTTTGAAGTCGGCTTCTTAGCGTGTTCGGATTTGTAATCTTTTACTTCCTGTAATTCATTTCGAGCTTTTTGTTTAGCCTTTGCCTCTGGTGTTTGATTTCTTAATTTTGCCGCTGCAATCGAGGACGGCAATTCCCTGTAAGCTTTTGCCTTGGCTTTGAATTCTAGGCTATTCTTTTTTGCGATGTATTTTTCGCTACTTTTGTATTTTTCACATCTAAGTTTTTGCGCGGCTTTGTATTCTGGTGTAAAAATTCTTTTTCGTTTTTCCATGGCTTAAAAATAAAATGGCCGCCATTGATTATCCTCCAAACCTGCCAAATCTAAGATTCAACAGAAAGACAGCCAATGACGGCAAAATGATTTTGTGATTTTATCGCGGTTTGGATGCGACAAGGAAAAATTAGCGAAAAATACAGAACTAGTCAATCATTATTCTTCCGTTTCTGATTCTTGAGTTCCAATCAATCCAAATATTGACGCAAGAACAATCTGCATGTTTTCACAGTCAACGGCATGGTTAGAATTGTGACGTTTTACCCATCGCGCCGTCTTACCCTCTCCGCGCCTAACCTCTGCGTCGATTTGCCGCAAGTATTCACTGCCGATGTCGTCTGGTATTTGCCAATCAACGCCACGCTGGTTTCGCAGTTGAAAAAGTATGTCCTTGTGTGACGTGTTGGAGAAATACGATACCATCGTTTTCTTGCCATCGCTGGCCGTGACTGTTTGGTATGGCGAATATGACTTGAAAACAGTTTTGCCGCTTCTGCCTCGATGTGGAAACTGATCTCGCTGGTCACCCCTCAAAGACAACCACCCATACTGAGCGCAACGCTTATAAACCTCGTCTTTGTTGTATCCGCAATCTATTTGCGTATGACGATTTTTAACGCCGTAGGTTTCTTGGATGACTTTGAGCCTCTCCCATGTATCAACCTTGGTATAAAACAAAAGCCGCGAATTGCCACCCATTCCCCAAGCCCTAATTGCAATCCAAAAATGCCCCTGCTGAACATCAATGGTCATAAATCTATGCGATTCATCCTCCCACAACTCCCCGTTTGCGTAGTCGCGTATTGAGTAACCGTGACCTGTTAACTTAACCCGTTCGTCCTCTTGCTCGTCGCTCCAAAATTCCGCAAGTCGTTTTTGGATAAATTGTTGCAGTAGTTTAAGATTTCCCCGCGCTACTTCATCCATTGCGTTGCATCGCTCGATAACTAGCCGCCATAATGGAAGCCGCCAATTACAAAGCGCGTTGTAATGAAAGCCCAAGCTGTCAGGCATTCCCTCTTTCATCTGCACGTAATGCGCCGAGATTGCCAACTCGCGCCGTGGCTGTGGTTTGTCTTGCAGTCGATAATCGCAATCGACGTTTGCGCATTTTAACTCTGCCGTTTGTGCCATTTTTACACGGTCTGCGATTGTCGTGTCGTAAATTACGTTCTCCCACTTCCACGCTTGCTCGTGCTGGCATTGTGGACATGTAAAACAAAATTCGCGCATTGCGGTGTTTTCGCATTTCTTGTGCCATTCAGTATTGACAAAGCCACCTTGCGCCAAAAGATAAAATTGCCGATTCCATCTGTCATGTAGTCGCCCCTCAGCTTCTCGTATCATGCCGTCTGGGTAAATCCACGGCTCATCACACAAAACTCGCCGCATCGACTTTGCCTGGAGTCCTGACAAGTTCGCGCCCGTCATGAATAAAGCCATGTGAGGAAATATGATTGCGTCCTTTCGCTTCTTGTGGCGGTTCTTTCCAGTTGGCAGTAATCCCGCTGTCTCTTTGGTATTGAGCAACGAAAAATCTAGGCGAGTTTCCACCCAGTCTTTAATGTCGCTGTCGGTTTGACCTACTAGCATTGTTGCGCCGGCATCCTCACTGATAACGTAGCACATGGCCGCTTCTAGCATGGTTGTCTTTCCCGTTCCTACTGGAGCAAGCAAGCAAACTTCTTTCGCGCCGATGTCAGCAAATGCGTTCAATGGTTCAACTAGCCAAGGTGCAGCGTCTGCCTCAAAATATGGTGAGAGTCCTTCATATAGCGCAACTCTGCCATGCGCCCACTCACTTGGTTTCAGCCGAGCGGGTGGTCTGCACGATTGGCGAAATGCGTTAAAAAGTTGTCTCGTTTTAGTCATCATCCCCCCACACTTCCGCTGCGTTACTACTTAGTTCGGTAAGTAATTTATCAGCCGCTTCCCCGATGCGCTTTGCCATTTCTGCGGGAGTTCGGCCTTCTAATACTGGCGGGAGATCCGCTTGTAGGCGCATAATTCCTGCACGAATAACGCTGCCAAGTTTTATGTATGCGCTTTTTACCTCATCCATCGAGATGTATT